GGAATCTGGTGATCTACTCATTTGGGATAATGTATCTTGCATGCATCGGGGGCTCGGTGGTTATGGTGACTACCCACGCCTCCTTTATCGCACGCAGGCGTGGCTGGACTATCGAGTTGTGGATGATGATGTTGAACGCAAAGCAGTGGAGGAACAGAAAAGCTAGGTTCAAAACATTGAACACCTGGATTATTCGATATTTTTTCATTTGATTTACATTTTTTTGTGTAGTAGAAAGAAAAATAATTATGGCAGAAGAATATAAATTTCTAAGTAGATTAACTTTAGATGAGCAAGAAGATGTTCTTCGCACTATGTCTGAATCATATTATCCCATACAAATTAACGATAGAGTCTATATGATACCTGAAGAGGTAAATGACCTTATAGATAGATTAGTACAAAGATTAGAACGTAACGGACATCAAGTAAACATAGGAGATATAGTTGGAGAAGCAGACAATTAAAGGAGTACCTCACTATGTATATGATACATATGAGGAGTTTAAAGAAAATTGCCCTAGTGAAGAAATTCACGATAATTGGAGAACTGGTAATGAGGGAGATTGGGTATGGTCTGATGATGGTAGGATTGTTCAATTATTAAAAGTAAGTAAAAATGTAAATCACCCAGGCGACAGAAAGAATTATAAATACGCTAATGGATGGGTAAGAACTGTTGTAGGTAGTTTTTTAAATAGACATACAGTTAAAATGGATACGGATTTTTCACAACATCCAAATAGATATACATTTAGTAAAACAATTAAAGATACAAGTAAACGAGTAAAAGAACGAACTAAAGTAACAAATAAAGAAAAACAATTTGCTACTAACATCGTTGTAGGTATGGGAGCTGTAAAAGCATATAAAAAAGCATACAATGAAATGTCAGATAACAAAGCTGGTAAAAAAGCAGCTATATTACTTAAACAGGAAAGAGTTATGAAAGAAATAGAAAAGTCAGTATTAGACGTTGCAAAGACGTTAGGTATAGACCACGAGTATATATTAGGTAAACTTAAACATCTTGCTGATTATAGTGAAGATGATAATATTATATTACAATCTACAAAAGAACTAGGTAAGATTGTTGGAACATCTGGTAGTAATGTAAAACAAATAGAAACTGGTATAGTAGGAATGTTTCAAGGATTTGGCTCAGAAGATTTACAAATAGCAGAAAGAAAAAAAGAACTTAAACCAATAGAGGGAGAATAATATGTTAATGAAAGACGATGCTGGTAATATCGTTGGATGCGATAAATGCGGTTCAAGAAGTATTAAAAAAGATGGATGGCAATATTGGAAAGCAGGTAAAAAAAGACAACGATGGCAATGTAAAGCATGCGGTAAAAAAATGCTTAATCCTAAGATTATTGAAAAGTCTCCGTTTGAAGCGCAAGACTTAGATGTTGATTTTATTCCAATAGACGATATAATAAAACATCGTAAGAAACAATTTAAACAAAAACTAAAAGCTAAAAAGTCTAGAGGATTAATAAATATTAAAATTAATCAAATGGGACCTATAGGTATACTTCATTTTGGAGACCCTCACGTAGATGACGATGGTACAGATTTAGCAGAAATATATTCATTATGCAATCTAATAAATGAAACAGATGGATTGTTTGGGGGTAACTTAGGAGACATACAAAACAATTGGATAGGCAGACTTCAAGCATTATACGGACAACAATCTACATCTGCAAAAGAATCATGGAGACTTACAGAACATTTTGTTAATCAAGTAGAATGGTTATACTTAGTAGCAGGTAATCATGATGTATGGAGTGGTGATGGCGACCCGCTAGAATTTATTATGAGAGAACATAGTGGAGTATATGAACAATGGGGAGCAAGACTTAACCTTATATTTCCTAATGGTAAAGAGATTCGTGTTAATGCTCGTCATATGTTTAAGGGCAACTCAATGTGGAATACTGCTCATGGTGTAGCTAAAGCTGCTCAGATGGGTTGGAAAGACCATATACTTACTTGTGGACATACTCATGTATCAGGTTATCAAGTATTAAAAGATGCAGCTAGTGGACTTATAAGTCATGCAATACAAGTAGCATCATTTAAAATAATGGATAGTTATGCAGACAAACTTGGATTAGATGATAAAAATATATTTAATGCACCAGTTACAATTATTGACCCTTACTATGAAGATGATGATAATAGATTAATTACTACTATATTTAATCCATACGAAGGTGCTAAGTTTTTAGAATACAAAAGAGAACAATGGAAAAAGTCGAAACAGAAATAATACTTATACCATTTCTTGCATATTGGGGATTAGCTAATAAAGGCCCTAATCAACATTCACATCATCAAAG